TCCCAGTCGGTGCGCAGCCCGGTGTCATCGCATTGATGCCGTCACGGCCCCCGCGTTGCTTGGTCAGCGACTGCCCCCGCGGAACGCACTTTCAGTATCATGTCGGCGTGGCGTGGCGCAAGGCCAGCGCCCGCTTGCTATCCTGCCAAAGTTCGCCACAAACCAGGATTACCCGTAGCGGCAACTCCACAACACGATGTACGCGGTCATCTGACCGTGGTTTGTGGGAGAATCTCGCAATCACAGCGTCACCCACCACGATCTCAGCCCAGGGCTCTGCTTTGTCGGGACACATGCGTAGCTTCCACCTGTTGCCGTACCGAGCCACCATACGAGCGCGCGCGACTGGATCTGCCATTTCGTCAATCAACGATTCAAGCCAACTGCCGAGTGTTACCGTCTCAGATGCGGGCTCAACTGTCTCTGACATGGTTGCCATTTACCAGTTGGTGTGTCCATTGCCGCTGCGGCGCGCAGCACCCTGCTGAGCGGTCAGCAGGGCCGCGCCGTTCTGCCAGCTTGGCTTGGCGTTGAACGCTTCGGCAGCGGCGGCGACCTGTTCGACCGGGCGCGGCGGCGGGGCCGAACCGCGCGGCGGCGCTGCCCGAACCACCGGCGAGGGTGCGGCGGTACGCGGCATCGAACTCATCTGCCGGTCGTACGCCATCGCCTTCATCAGCGTCTCGAGGTACTTTGGGTTGGTCAGCCCATCCAGTTCGGCGTCGCTGTATCCCGCCTCCTGGGTAGCCCAGCGGCGGATGTGCTGCTGCACCTCGCCGCGCTGCTGCGGGTCGGACCAGAACGCATACTTCTCGCCCAGATATCGGTTGCCGTCCTCGACCGCTTTGGCGATGGCGGCGTCGCGTGCCTGGTTCTGCATCTGCTGCATCTGCACGTAACGCTGGTTGTGCGCCCAAGACTCGTAGAAGGCGTTCATCTGTTCGGCATAGGCTTGGGGGTTGGTCTGCTTCAGCATCGGGTCCGGCGGCTGGGTCTGCTGGAACTGCGCCTGCATCCGCTGGATTTCCGGCTGGATGGTCGGCAGGAACTGCGCCAGCAGCGCGTGGGCGTCCTGCAGTTCGCGCTGCTGTTGCGCCAGTTGCTGGGTCTTGTGGGTGTAGTCCTTCGCGAGATTGAGTTCGCGGCGCAGTTCCGCCTCGGAAAGCCGGCGTCCCTCGAACTCGAAGCTCTGCGGTGTGGCTGCCGCATCACCCTCTGGCGCGCCCTCAGCAGCGGCCTCGGCGGGCTTGAGGCCCAGGGCGCGCTCCATGGCATCGACGCCGCTGGCGCGCTTGGGAGGCGCTTCTGCGGAGGCTCCAGGCGCTTCCTGAGCCGCGACAGGAGCCGCCGGTGCCGCATCCTCCCTTTGGAGGGATTGGGGTGCCGGGCGGGCGCTGCGCAGCATCCGCGCGGCGTCGGAGATGGAGATGGCCGCCTGGGTGTTCGGTGCCGGAGAAACCGGTGCAGGCGCGTCAACTGACACGTCAGCAGCGGGCGTGCTTATGCTCTCAGACATGGTCGCTCTGTCCTGTTGGGGTTATTCCAGCGCTTTGGCGCGCTCGTCATCGTCCAGGCGGTCCTGGTTCACCTTGGCCATGGCTTGCAGGTGCCCGCGCAGCTCGTCGATCGCCATCACCTTGACGCGGTTGAGCTCGCGCTGTTCCGACGTCGTTCCGTACACAGCGTACTGCTCGCCGACCTTGCGCATTTCGGACAGGAACTGCTGCAGGATGTCGTCATGCAGGAGCCGCTGCGCGCCGGAGACGGCAATCTGCAACTCGCGCTCGTCCTGTTCGGCTGCATCGAGGTCGAGTTGGCTGTGGCCGTCGTTCATGCTCTGGTTGGCGCCGGCACGTCCAGATGCTCGCGTAACATGTGGACGAAAAGCTCAACCATGACCGGCCTGGCGTAGTCTTCCTCCTGCATGATCCAATGCTCCACCAGCGCGCCGAGCATTGCGAACTTCAACTCCCGGCTCATGGCGTGCCGTTGCAGCACCTCGTCGAGTTCGTCTTGCACCGCATCCCAGCGCTTCTGCGTCATCCTAGGCATCAGGGACCAGCCGGCGGCGGACCACCGGGGCTAGGTGGTCGTGGCAACGGTGGGCCGCCTGGTCCGGCAACCAACCCAGCGATCGCACGATTGGCAATCTGCCCATACGCGGTCGGCAACTGTCCGCTCTGCAGCGCCTGCCGCACGCCCATTGCGGTTGCCGGGTCCGGCTGCGCGGGCCGTGGCATCTGGGTCGGCTGGTTCGGGTTCGGCATCATCGGCCGGCCCTGCGGCGGACCCTGTGGCCGCTGCTGCTGCGGACCTCCTGGCTGCGGCTGCTGCAGCGATTGCACGCCGGTTGCCGGCTGCATCGGCGAGGTCGGCGGCGGCACGTCAGGCAGCAGCCCGATGCGCGGCGCGCCGCTCTGCATGGCCTGCTGGAACTCGGTCAGGCTCGGCACCGGCGTGCCGAACTGGGCTGCGGCAACCCAGGTCTTGGTCCATGCGTCCAGCGCCGCTTTGTCGCGTTGCAGGTCGTCGTCCTGCAGCGCCTTGGCCCGCTCCGTCTGCGCCTTGCCGCGGTCGGTCTCCAGATCGGCGGCGTTCTTCTGCTGCTGGGCCATCGCCAGCAACTGGCTGTCGCTCGGCTGGTTGTTGGGCGGCGGCGGCTGCCAGCCCGGCGGCAACGCCTTGAAGTAGCTGGACACGTCGGCGATGTTGGCCGTCTCCAGCATACGCGCCAGCGTGTTCCGGTATTCCGGTATCCCGACCAGCGGATTGTCCATGCCGGTCTGGGTAATGATCATCTCCTGCTTGCCGGCGATCTGGCTGAGCATCGCCAACCGCTCCATCGGCATGCCCTTGCCGCCGACGTTCACCGATGCCTGCCACTGGGTGGCGAGCGCCCGAGGGTCGATCTGCACGAACTCGCCGCGGATGCGGATGGTGTTCGGCCGGTCCTGTTGGCGGGCCAGCATCTTCAACAGGCCATGATATAACGGCGCTAGACCTGTTTCGGCCAAGGTCCGCGCCATCATGTCGAGGCGGTCCTGCGCGGCACTCGTCTGCTGGCTGATCGCAATCGGCGCGGTGGATTGCAATTCGTCCACGGTAAGCCCTTGGCTCGCCCGGGTGATCCCCGTCCTGCTCTCTCTGACCGCTTCGAGCACATCGAGGATCGGCAGCGCCTCCTTGCCCTGGAACGGCTTGACCAACTCGGTCACGGCGCCCTGCTGCGCGACGCGGATGATGCTGCCGATGGCGGTCTGCCGGATGTCCGCCTGATTGACCTGACCCAAGGTCATCACGGTGCGCGGATACATCGACTGACCCAGGCTATCGAGGGTCGCGCGCATCACCCGGCTCTGCAGCCGTTGCAGGTCCATCACCATGTCGGCCTGGCTCATGCCGATCACGCGCCCCGGCTCGCGATACGGAGTAAAACAAGCCAGCGGGATTTCGTCGCAGCGTTCCCAGCGGATCATCCGCACCATGTCGCCAAGACAGTGCACATGCAGCAATTCGGCGCGGTGGTCGTTGTCGGCGTCGCAGCGTATCCAGCCCTCGATGTAGCGGCACATCGCCATGGATTTATCGTTGGGCGGACCGCCGCGCATGTTGTAGCCGGACAGCGGATCGCGCGACACGGCTTCGGTGCGGCGCCAGATCGACATGTCGCCGACCGTGTTGGTCAGCACGTCGTACTCTGGCAACCCGGCCTCGATCAGCTCGGTGGCCGGCACGTCGCGGACGTGGAACACCGCGCGCGCGGACTGCACGGTGTTGGCGTCCGGCACAATCCAGACGCAGTCGGACGGTACGTTCTCGACCACCGGCCACGCCTGCTGCGCGGTGCGGTGGATGGTCGCGGACCAATATTCCGGCGGGCCGCCCTGCTGCAGATACATCATGCCGTCCGGCGTGCGCTGTATCCCCTGCATCTCATCCTGCGTCATCGGCCGCCGTATGATGCGCTGGGTTTCGATACCGGGCTGGGACAGCAGTATCTGCAATTGCGGCAATATGAGGTTGTTGCACACCTCGACGCGCGACTCCTGCAGCTTGCCCCAGTGCCAGCGCACCCAGCCGGCTTTTCTGGTCAGCGCATCGAGCAACGCGTCATGCAGGATCTGCCAGCCGGGGTTGGCGGTGAACAGCGCCCAGCGCGCATAGTCGGTGGCCTGACGGGCGAGCAGTGCGGCCTGCTGGTCGTTGCCGGTGATTTCGTAGCTGATCGGCTCGAACGACACCGGGTCCTCCACCCCGGTGAACACCCGCAGCAGAGACGGCAAGGTACTGCGGATGGTGTCGCGGACGACAGTGAGCACCAGATGGCTGCGGCCCTTGAGTTCGGTCTCGTCGCCAAAACCCTCGCCGCGATAGTAGCGGTTGGCGCTGATGCGCTCATTGTGCAGGTAGTTGTCGTAGGTCTGTGCGTTCTTGAAATAGAACTGCACGATGCCCTGGATTTCGGTGTCGGTCTTGCCCAGGCGTTCATAAATTATTTCCTGTTGCCAAGGCACCTCGTCGGGTTTGGCGGCGGGTATGAGCCCCTTGGCATAGGGCCGGATGGCTGCCGGTATGTCGCTGTTGTCGTCGGGCGGGATGTCGTCGCGCTTCGGCGCGATCAGCTGCATCAGGACGTGTTCCTGGCCGATCGGCGAGCCGGTGGGTCGCAGCAGCGTGGGCAGTTGCGGCAGTGGCGGTGGCGTTGATCCACCCATCATGCCCTGTGGCTGTCCTGGCGGCATACCTTGCGGCGGCCCAGGGGCCTGACCACCAGGCGGCATCATGCCAGGCGCCACAGGCCCTTGGGGCATGCCTGGAGGCCGCATCGGCATCTGGCCGGGAGGCATCGGTGGCAGCACGCCGCTCATGGCTTCAGCTTCTCGGCCAGGTGGTCATACTGCGCATCGAACCGCTTGCGGAGATCGTTGAGCCGCTTGCCCCAGCCTGCGTCGATGCGCTCGGTGCGTGTCGCCAGTTCCATTGCGATGCGTTCCAGCCGCGCCATCCGCCACGCCATGTCCTGCGTTGCACAGTGCCGCAGCAGGTCCTCGTCGCTCATCGCCACCACCCGAACAACAGCAGGATCAGCAGCACGAGCACGACGATGCCGAGGCCGCCGATGCCGTAGCTGTAATACGGATAGGTGCCGTAATAGCCGCCGCGCCAACCCCAACCGCCACCGAACAACAGCAGGATCAGCAGCACCACCAGTAGAATACCGAGCGGGCTCATATACTCATGTCCCGAGCAGGCCGCCAACGCGCGGTCCGGTTCGATTCAATCCAGGATCGGTGGCGCTCCATTGCGGCATTTGTTCCATGTTAGGATCAACGCTCGGGTCAACGTGACTTTTCAACGCCTGGACCCATGGCGAGTCAGTGCTGGGCTGCTGATACCTCTGCTGGAGCGCCTGGAGCGCTTGCAGCGATTGCAAGAGATCAACGACGTTCACACCTCCATCTCCACCATCGGCGGCATGACCGGGTTCGGATCGAACAGGCCGCTGTTCTGCTCGCTGGCGACCATCATCCCGTGTTCCGCCAGCGTCAGCATCAAGGCGTCGGCCGCGTCCGGGCTCGGCAGGCCACGCATGCGCATGCTCTGCTTGTCCTCAATCTTCAGCTTGCCGTCGGAGGTAAACACATACTTCGGCGCAACCAGGTCATCGCGCAGCTGCTCGTCGCGCGGCAGCCGGACGCGGCGGCTCTGCAGCCACTCGCGGACCCGGTGCCACAACTCGTCGCGCAGCCGCATGAAGCGCTCTTTGGTGGACGACTGCTCACCGACATTGATGCCAAGGATGGGCAGGCCCTGCTCATGCAGCCGGTCGACCACGCCGGCGCCGACGCCGATGCTGTCGATGACGATCAGCTTCGGCTTGCTGCCTGCCAGATCGTATTCGGCCTTGACCGCGCCGGCGACCGCCATGGTGTCGAAGCCGCGCCAGCGCCGCGGCATCTCGGTGACCACGTAGCCCTTGCGCTTGACCAGGCAAGATGCGTCGTTGCCAAACCTGGCGCAGTCCAGTCCCCAGAGTTCGGGCGCGGTCGCATCGAGCGGCACGTCACGACCCATCGCGGTATCCACCAGTTCGGCAGCGATGAAGCTGTCATCGTCGGCGGACGGAAACTGCCCGAGCACACGCACGCGATAGGCATTGCTGTTTTCGCCGTAGCGGCGCGCCATCTCGTCGATGTAGTCTGGCGTGACCCGCTTGGACGCGGCGCTGGAGACGGTCATACAATGCCAGCGGTCGCGCTCCAGGGTGTGGACCCGCCAAAAGAACCCGGTGTTGCGCGTCGGGTTGCCGATCAGCAGCGTGATGGCGCCGGCCGATGACATCGAGCCACTGGCCGCCTCGTACACCGCTTCATCGATGCCGGACGCCTCGTCGGCCACCAGCAGGATATTGCTGGAGTGCAGGCCGGCCATGGCCTCGGGCTGGTCGGCACGCGACGTTCTCGCGGTGATGAAGCACTCGTTGTTACTCTTGAGCTTGATGTGATCGGCGGTGATGTCCCAGAGCGTGCGCCAGGCTTCGGGGAGCTGGTTGAACCACTTGTGCGTCTCCGGCACGAGCACATCGAACAGTTGCGGTGCGCTGGGTGCGGTGATGGCGCACTTGAACGGAGCATGTGTGTTTGCGAACCAGCAGATGACCCAGGCGGCGAGGCAGGACTTGCCGACGCCGTGGCCGCTGCGGATGGCGAGCCTGGTATGGCCTCTGGCCAGCGCGCGCAACGCTTCGAGTTGCCACGGGTCCGGTTCTGCCTGCAGCACCTCGCGCACGAACGCGATAGGGGCGCGGGCATAGCGGCCGATGGCGACGTGGAACGGATTGGGCGAGGCGGCGATCGCGGCAGCCCAACCGACCGGCGTGGTCTCGGTGTCGATCGCTTTGAACGACAGGGTCATCTAATCCAGCGCCACGATGGCGTTGGTCAGCAGCGAGCCGGTCAGCTGCCCACCCGACAATGGTAACACACGATACCAACCGCCGCCGCCGCGGCCATAGGTGGTGCCGTCGAATGGCGCCTCGGGCAGGCTGTCGCCGGGCAGCACCAGATCGTCGTGATTCTGGTCGAGCCTCATCACCCCTTACTCCGTCCCCAGGGGAAATACGGAGACCAGAAATAGTCAGCACCCAACCGCACAAAGAACTTGCCTATACGATCGTAGTGCCACCGTTCATGCGGCGGCATCTGCAACCAGAGTCCCAACTTAACGAGCCAGCCACCAATCACCCACTGCCAGCGCTTGCGTGCCATCGCTATTCCGTGGGCGTTGGCGCATCGAGTAAGTTGGCAGGCAGTGACTGTGGTTGTTCGCTGTCGATGGTCTGCGGCGCTGCCTGGCGTTGTGCGAGTTCGGCGCTCACAGCGATGGCGGCGAGCAGATGTAGTTGCACTGGTGACGATCCATCACCGGCGGTGAGTTGCAATGGCACGATCTTGCCAATGAGGCCCATGAACGCCACTGGGTTTTCCTCAGCCTGACGTGCGAGATAATTGACGCCACCGACTTTTTGTAGCGCTTTCTCGACCATCTCCTTGATGGATTGCGGCACTTTGTTGGGAAAACCTGGCGGCCTTCCAGTGGAGACCAGGTTTTGCAGTGATCGAGCGGCTACGGGCATCGCAAGTTATCGCAAAGCAATTGAATCAAGGCGGGCTCTTTTGTCTCTGTGCGCGAGACGTTTTGTTGCGGGCCGCGCCCTTGGCGGTCGCCTTCACGCTGCCTTTCTTGAGGTCGCCGGCTTTCTGCAGCGAGGCCACAGCGATCGGCCACGCGCTCTTGGTCGGAACGCCTCTGCCTTTGATGCGACTGACCGCTTTGTCCAATAGACCCGGAATCGCCGCCTCCTATGGTGAGGTTTTTCTGTGGGTTATCGGTCGTGGTTTAGAGTAGATTGGAGCTATGCATCAGAAACACAAAGGCGCCTTAGCTGAGTTGCATGCCTGCGCTTGGCTGCTGAAACAAGGCTACGAGGTATTTCGAAATGTTTCGCAGCATGGGATTGCTGACCTGATTGCATGGCGCCCTGGTCAGATGCCGATCATGATTGACGTGACAGCGCTGTACATCCGCGTGGCCGCTGATGGGAAGAGTTGCGGCGCCAATGCGGTAAAGCCGAAGCATGCCTTGAGGACTGATGTGCGGTTTCTTTACGTGGACGCTCAGACCCACACTTGTGGGTTTGATATACCTGTTTTAGTTGCATCGTTAGGCTACACCCTCCGACCCGTGCTCCAGGTAGAGCGCAAGATCTGTTCTGTGGAAGGTTGCGGCAAGAAGCATTCGGCCAGAGGGTTGTGCAAGAACCATTATTGTCAAGCCTTTATCACCCCTGCGCTACGAGAGAAGCGGTTGGAACAGAGACGGTCCTTAGCGCTCCGAACAGCATAACTGCCACTTTGGCCCTTTCCCCCAGCACATCCAACACTAGGCCGGGATGACCCTCTAGGGAGCCTCTGGAGAGCGCTACAGCGGTTCCGGCGGCGATCTTGGTATCTTCCTGCGCCCGAGCCTGCTCGGCCTCCAGCGCGCTCCTGACGGCTTCCACAGCGGCTTGTGGGACTATGCCTGGACGACCATCGGCCATGAGCAGGCGTCGGACGCCGCTGGTGTGCTGGATCGGCGCCCAGTGGCGGTCGACCTGGACGAACACGTAGGACGTGAACAACGGGGCGAGGACGTGGTGGCGCAGGGTTGGCAGCGAGCGGTCGCGGCGTAGGACGCGGACCAGCGGCAGGAAGGTGACGTAGCCCTGGCGCTCGAGGTTGGCGACGGCCCAGCGTTCGGCTTGCGGGTGGGTTTGGCAGACGGCCCAATAGCTACCGCACCGGCGCGGCGTTAGGTCCGGTTCGGCCGCATCTAACCGTCTGGCTGGTAGAGCGTCAAGCATCGGCGTCAGTGTTTCGTTGCATCGAGTTGGTCCTCGATGCCGCGGTGGACGTTGTTGAGCAGGACGATGACCCAGCCCCTGGCGGCTTCGAGGCGGAACTCTGGCTCGATGCCGTGCAGGAGCAGCGACATCGCATAGCCCATGCAGGCGAGGGAGTTCTCGAGCTGGCAGCCGTGGAGGGTGGCGAGGATGGCGTGGGCGTGTGCGTCCATGTCGTGGACGGCATCGGCGAGGGTGGTCACCGGCTGTACCGCCTGGCGCGCTCGATCTGCTCGGGAGTGCTGTCGGCGAGCGCTGCGGCGATCTGCTCCTCGACACTGCGCTCGGCTTCATGGGGTTGCCATTTGAGGCCCATGGTCACGTCAGCCCCCGCAACCGCAGGCTGTGACAGCAGGGCGTCGGTCTGGGCCTCGACGGAGCGCACTTCGCCGTAGGGGATGCGCATCGAGCACGCCTTGGTCACCATGCGGACGTGGGCGGCGGTGATCGCGTTGGGGTCGAGCTTGCCCTCCGGCTGCGGGATTTTTGCCTCGGCCATGAGCTCCGAGAGGCTGTCCGGCGACGGGTTTTCCGTGCGCGCTCGCGCGAGTTTCTTCTCTAAAGTAGGTAATTTAAGTACCTTTCTTTCTTCCTTCTCTGGCTCTGACTGTACCTCTGAGTCTGATTCTGGGTTAACGGGTGCCGTTAAGGGTTCGGTTAACGGTAGGGGATAAGGGTCAGGATAACGGTTGGGGTTAAGGGTGGCCTTAACCCCCTGCCGAGGGTGCGGCGGGTCATCCGCTCCCTTCCCGTTGGTCTTGTGCAGCAACTGTGGGTTGCCGCCTCGCTTGCCGGTCTCATAGCCTTTCTCGGAAGCGATGGCGTCCTTCACCATCCGCCGGCTATAGATCCAACCTACCGGATCGATGCTGTAGACGCGGGCGGCCCGCAGTTCCGCCAACAGCGTCGCTAGCTCCTTGAGCGTGGCTCCGGTAATCGCCGCTAGCTGCTTGGCTGTGGGCGGCTCGCCGTCCAGCAGCAGGTAACCCCGCGGCGTCGCCTCGTGCATGATGCACAGCAGCGCCATCCACAGACCGCGCGCCGCCAGACTGCACGACCGCAGCCCGGCATCGCCGGCCCAGTCCTGCCACCAGAATTTCGACCAGCGATGACCGTTTGCATGGCTCATGGACACACCTCTCTTGCTTCGGCCGAGAGGCTGTGCAAAAGAGGGTGTGGCGCACACCTCCTCGGCACATCTCTTGGCCGGTTGATACCAATACAGGCCCCGGACGGCGGGAACCGTTCGGGGTCTTTGCTTGTGCGCTGATTCTGTTGGTTTGTCACGGCCATACCGGCGGCTCCTGCTGCTGGCTTCGCAGCCACTCCAAACCCCAACGCTCGACCAGTATCTCCTCGACAGCTTCGATGAACGTCAGGCCCTGCGTCTCCATCAGCCACGCGATCTCGTCACGGGCGTCGCGCTCCGGGTCGCCGAGGTGGGGCGGAAACTCGATGATTGGCATCACGGCAACTCGCGCACCAACCGCTCGACCAGATACGCAATGCGGATCGTGTCCGCCGCATGCGTGCGCAAGTAACGCGCCGCCTCGGTCAGTTCCGGCTTGGTGATCTGCCCATACAGCAGCGGCACATATTCATCCCGCGAAGGCACGAACAGCGCATCACGGTCGATCTGTTCAACGATTGGCCGCACGCTCGTCGGCCAGTTCATCGTGAGTTGCTCACCCGATGAGGGTCGCTCACTCCCGCTCGGTTCGGCCCGCGGTCGCTTCTTGAGCCAACCCTCAGATAGCGGCAGCGCGCCGTTCATCAGCAGGAACTGATGCAGATCAGGATCGGCCGTGATCTCCTCGCGCATTTCCAGCGTCATGATCAGCGCAACCGAAGGCGCGTGATTAGGCCGCCGGCAGGTCTTGCGTGCCTTCTCGAACAGTTCGCGTGCCGATATGACTGCCCCCGATCCCGACATGCTTTTCCTCCAATATGTCACACCATTGCTGCAGCCTGGCCAGCGCCTTCTCTGCCTGCGCCAGATCGTTCGTGGGGCTGCACAGTTCGTGTTGGGCCAACTCGACCAGATCAGCGTCAATTCTGACCAGCGCGGAAATTGCACCGGTAAAGTCGATGAAGGCATTGGTCAGATCTGATCGTTTGCGCTTTCGCGGCGGCCGCTTTGGCTTACCGAAGCGGTCATTGAGCGCCTGCTCCACAATGCTGGTGAGTTGGCGTTGATTGGGCGTGGTCTTGGATTTGCGGCACTGCTGGAAATAGGTCTCGGCGGTGTCTAGCGAGATACCAAGCGCCTCGACCGCCATCGCGTCGTCAAGATCGCTGCGCGCACCGGCAAGAGCCTCGGCGCGATGCGCGGCACTCTTGCTCAGGCCGGAGGCTTTCAACTGCTCCTCTTTCGTCTGCTTCCCACCACTGGGACGCAGATCGGTCCGCTTACGTTCCGCTTTGTCGAGAGACTTCGACAGTTCGCCATACCGGATCGTGGCGCGGCAGAAGATCTCGCCCATCCAGCGATGCAGTTCGTGGTCTTTCTTCTGCTTGGCGTAGGCCCGCAGCTTGTCGGCCTTGTTACGTAGCTCGGCGGCCTCATCGACGCGGGCGCACTGATGCACCGCCAGCCGCATCGCATCGTATTGTGCCAGTGCTGTGCTCACGCTCGTCATAGCGCCCCCTTCCCTGTTTCCCGTTGGGGCGGCATGCCGGCCACCAGGTTGGACCGCACCACGAACAGCCCGGCGGTGCCGTCCTCGGCCTGCCCGGCCTCGCCGCCATGCACCGTGCGCGGCAGCTTGGCCCGCTCGACCCAGTGCCGCACCTGCGGATAGCCGCGCTCGTGCCACCAGGCGTCCAGCTGCCACGCCAGCGCCTGCGCGCCGTCCTGGGTGCAGCGATCGCGCGGCTGCCGCGACCCCACGCAAAGCACCACGTCACGCTCCGGGCGGTAGTGCGGGACGGTCATGGCGTGTCCATCCCCTCGACCTCGAGGTGCGCCGGCAGCGTCACCCGCCCGACCAGCAGATATCCGCCGCCGCCCATTGAACCAGGACGGGGATCGCGCACGCCCGACAGCTCGATGCGGGCTCCGAGCTGATCAACGATCCAGCCGCGCACCGTGTCGGGCTCGGTGCCGCGGTAGAGCTTTCCGGTGTAGGCGTGCGGCGCGTCGGTCATGCGGCCCCCTTGATGAGCCGCTTGCGTGGAATGCCCCAAGTATCAAGGCAGTTCAGTGCGTCGCTCCAGTCACATGCGACGCCAATCTTGCAGCCGCTGAGCAGCAGAGTTGCCACGACGCTCCGTTGCGGATCACTTAGCGCGCCGTCTCGGCTTTTCATTTCGATCCAGTGGCATCTTCCTTGCCATATCACAATAACATCCGGAACTCCGGCAGGAATGCCGCGGGCAATGCGAATGCCTGGCACCGCATCATGGCTGTTGCTCATATCGATACTGAACCAGCAGACGCCCTGCTCGCTGACATGGGCCTCGCGGGCGATCTCCATGCGGAACACCTTGGCGAGCGTGCGCTGTTCGCCGTGCTCATCCGGGTGCTCCACGGTCAGCGCGTATTGCCGCCGCGCGCTCATGCCGCAGCGCCCACCCCAGGCGCCCCGACGAAGCCGATCACCAGCACCAGCGCCAGCAGGATCAGCGCCCAGAACAGCGCCCGCACCAGCGGCTCAACCGCGGGGCTCACAACATGCCGTCCCAGGTCACCCGGAGAACCGTTTGGCCATCCGCACCCACAGCAGCCCGATCCGCGGCTTCAGCGCGTTCCATCTTAGCCTGAGCCAGTGCCACATCGGCGCGGTGCCTTGCTGCCAGGAGAAGACGCTCGGTCTCGGCGATCTCGCGGCGCAGCCGCTGCAGCCGTTCCTGGTACAGACGCTCCTGCTCGGCCCGTAGTCGGGCGGCCTCCTCGGCCCGCAGCGGGCTGTCATCCTCGGCGTACCAGAGCCGCTTGGCCCGGCTGTAGGTCAGGGAGAGCGCCTTGGCTGCCTTGGCGATCAGCGACTTCTTGTTGTCCTGGGGGCCGTAGGGCTCGGCCGCGAGCCGCAGGATGACGCGCGCCTCCTCGTCGGAGAGCGTTTCCGAGACAGGGCCGGCCCGTTGTGGATAATTCGGCGGCATGACGTTTCCCCGGAAATCCTGCGCGCCGCCCCCGCGACACGCTTCTGTCGTGTCAGCGCAACAGGCTTGTCATCAGCAGATGCGTGGCTCGGGCGTGGTGGCGCGGACGCGGCATCGCTACGCCAGCCCGTTGCGGTTGCGGTGTTCAGCCCAAAGTGCGGCGATCTGGTTGAACTCTTGCGCGAGCCACAGCGACTCTTCGTGGGTCAGTTCGGTTCGGGTCGCCTCGTCGCCAGTGCGCGGGGGCTGCGGCAGTAGCTTTGGCTTCGGCATAACGCCACGCTGGTACAACTCGACCAAGCCGACATCGCCGAGCATTGCGGCTGAGAAGCTATGCCACTCCCCGTCCATCAGCAGATCAGCGAAACGCTCGTGAAGCTGCCTCTCCTCCGCTTTCCCGCCCTCGAAGATGCGCAGGACAACCAGCCAGTCGGGGCTGCTGATCTGCATATAACTCAGCCGCTTACGCACGTTGTTGGAGTGGCCGATCTTGACCGGGCCGCCATCGCCGCATTGCACCATGTAGACCGGCATCTCAGGCGGCCTCCGCCGGCTCGAAAAAGTCGTTGGGCTGGACCTTCCCGCAGGTCGCGGAGGCGATCCTGGCCATGACAGCCGGCTTCGGCGTCCGCTCGCCGTTGATGTAGCGATGGATCGCCTGAACGCTCACGCCGAGGCGATCAGCGAACACCGAGATGGGGATGGCGTGGGTATCGAGATACGCGCGAAGCTGCATGGGGCATTATGACCAGAGTGGTTAACTCATGTCCAGCCCTTAATTCACCAATTTGGTTCTATCACGAATCACCACATTGGCGATCATCCGGTATGCCGAACCGGATCAAGCAACTTCGCCTCGACAACGGGATGACGTTGAAACAGGTCGCTGCCAATGCAGGGACCAGCGTCCAGCAAATCTACAAGCTAGAGCGTGGTGATCGCCGACTGACGGACGATTGGATGCGGAGAATCTCTCGCGCTCTAGGAGTCCCTGTTGCGGCGCTTTTGCCTGATCTTCCGGTAGATAATCGGCAATTCGTCGAGGACCCGGAGGAGATCAAAGTCCTCCGGTGGTGGCGCGAGATGGGGCCTGAAGAGCGGCGCATGATTGCGATCTTTGCGCGGGATAAAGGGATCGATCTGCTCAGCGATCACCCGAAGAAGCGGCGGGCCTAGCCTCCGTCGAACAGCGCCATCCGGTAGATTTTCCCCGTTTTGGTTAAAATTCTGCTGGACTTCCGATGACCAATATGGTGAATTGCCTCCGTCATCTGATGTGAGGCTATTGCTGTGCGCTACGATTTCGACCCGACTGACCACGTTGCGGCTCCCCTGTTGGAACGAACGGCACGTGACGGCGAGGGCGTTGATGGTCGCCTGCCACCCTGTGACGGAATTGTGGCATCGCAATTACCGCTGGCAAGTGATTATGTGTTGCACAACCGCAGCGATGTGAAAGACGCGTTAACACAACGTGACTATCAACAAGTTGCCGGTTCACACGCAGACAATAACACAACCCGCCTGCCCACGCCGGACGACCTGATCGCCATCGTTCTGGCTGACACCGACTTCGTGGGTGATCTTTCGGGTGACGGGCACATGCTCGAGGCGATGGCCGAGAACGCCACCGACCTCGCGGCTGACTACTGGAGCGAGGACCACGGCGGCATCCCGGTGCCGCTCAGCACCATCGTCGCCGCGCGGCTCGAGCTGATCGCCCAGACCCACGACATGCTCGCAGACCGCGCCGAGGCCGAGGCCGAATGGCGCCGCAGCGAGGACCGCGACAATCTTTATAGGAGCGCTTGATGACCGCATTCTTCACCTGGCATCGACGGTTTTCCGCCGTAGACCAGAAACACGTCATTTACGACGCAGACCGCACCATCGCGACGGTCTATCGCGCCGACGATGCCCGCTTGATCGCTGCCGCGCCGGAGATGCTAGCGGCGTTACGCATTCTCGCAGAAGCGGTGGGCAGCTCACCGGAGGCGCTGCAGATGGCGCGTCATCAATACGATGACGCCCTCAAGGTCATCGCTGAGGCGACTGGAGAACAGCCATGAGCATCAAAGCATTTCCCGACCTGTCCGGCTACGCACCGAAGACCGAGGCCTGGCACGCGTTCGACGAGGACACGTACGACGCCGATTGCGACCAGGACGGCTTCTTCAGCACCTCGCTGGTCGGCACCGGCGCAACCGCAGAGGCCGCAATCGCCGACCTGCTCGAACAGCTGGAGGACGCAACATGACCCATGCACACCGCGAGCCGGAACTCGTCCGCGCCGTCCCATCGGACAAGCTGTTCGAGGTGATGGCCGAGCAATACGCCGTGGAGCTGCTGCAGGCGCTGATGGCCGCAGTCGCTGGCGCCGCGCAATGGAGGCCGGAGGCTCAAGCGCTCTTGAGGAAGATCGCCAATGCCGAAATGCCCGAGCCGCCGCCGGCGTTCCCGCACCACACCGACATCGACGAAGATATCCCGCAATGACCTGGGAAATCTTGATGCGCGTGGCGGCGCGGATCGAGCCGAGCCACCCGACGGAGGCGCTGAAGCTGCGGCTGTGCGCCAGCGAGGTGCGGCACATGGAACGGCTGGCCGACGAGCTCGTGGCCGAGGCGGTCGCGCAGGAACAGCAGGTCGCGCCGCTGCGCAAGCCGCGGCTGAGAGCGAGGGCGTGATGAGCAGCGAGATTCGTATTGCCGTCGTGGTGCGCCTTCCCGAGGAACCCACCGGCACAGCACTCCCGGCCAAGACCGTGCTGGTCGCCTGGGAGGCATTCACGACGGCGATCAAAGGCACCGAAGTCGTCAGCAACGACTTTTACATGGGACCGCAGAAGCAGCGCCGCCGGCGCAAGCCCAAGCCCAAGTTGGTCGCGGAGACGGCGGCGTGAGCACCACGACCTTTGCTGACGGCCTCGCCGCTGGCCTGAGAGACGCTGTGGCGGCCACTACGGCCTCGGTGGGCAGCGCAGGCCGCAGCTTCACCCGCGCCGTCCAGGCCGTCTCCCAGGCCACTGACGTGGTGGATGTCATGCGGGCCGCGGTCGACGTGGTGGTGGCTAGTGAGGCGCTCCACCGGGCCGCCATCGCCGCCGAGACCGCCGCGCGCGCCTCCCTGGCTGCCGCCATGGAAAGCTCGGGCGCCACCACGATCGCCGCCGAGCACCAGACCGCGCACCTGGCACGCAAGCCCGCATTCCTCAGTATCAACGATGGCTCGCTGATCCCGCGCGAGTTCTACGTCCAGCCGCCACCGAAACTCGATGAGCGGGCGGTGAAGTCAGCGCTCAAGGACGGCCAGGAAGTGCCTGGTGTGTCGCTCGCCATCCCCAACGCCATGAGCCTGGTCATCCGGGCGAGGAAGGAACAGCCATGAGCCAGACAGCAACAGCGGAGGCGCCGCGCCCCGCAGTCGAGACCGAAGTCAGGTCGGCGCTGGACGACATCATCCACCGCATGGAGACGGTGCAGCAGCGTCCCGCGCCGGTGCGCCTGAAAAGCTGGGAGGAAATTGAGAGATTCGCCGAAAAAGCGGCGCGCTCCGGCATGGTTCCCCGTGACTACATCGGCAAGCCGGACGCGATCTGCATCGCGGTGCAGATGGGCAGCGAGCTCGGGCTGGCGCCGATGCAGGCGATCCAGAACATCGCGGTCGTCAACGGCAGCCCGGCGATCTGGGGCGATGCGATCCCCGGCCTGTGCCGTGCATCCGGCAAATGCCGCAGTGTTCGGGAATGGCACGAAGGCGAGGGGGATGATCTGACGTACTACTGCGAGGCCATCCGGGTGGACGACCCGCAGCCGGTGCGCGGCAAGTTCAGCGTCGCGGACGCGAAGCGCGCCAAACTTTGGTCGGATGAGCCGAAGCGGAAAAAGCAGGGGCGTGACGGGCCGTATGAGGTCGACGCCGGCCCTTGGTATAGCTACCCCGAGCGGATGCTGCAGATGCGCGCCCGCGGGTTCGCCCTTCGCGATGCGTTCCCCGATGTGCTGAAGGGGTTGCTGAGCGCCGAGGAGGCGCAGGACATTCCGTTCGAGGCGACTGGACTGAAGCCAGCCATGCCGGCGCAGGAGCCTGTGGCTGCTCAGCCGTCCGAGCGGGATCGGCTCAATGCCTCCGTCCCGCTGACCCGCGATGTACCGAAGATGACGCTGCGGGAATGGGCCGACGATCTGCTGGCGCGGTGCAATGCAGCGAACACCACCGAGGTGGCCGACGCGATCCTGCTCGAGGAGCGGGTGATGAAGCTGGACGACCCGGACACCAAGATCGGACCCGCGATGCGCCGCGATCTCCTACTTGCCCGCCAGGCGATGGTGGATCGGGTCTACGCGGAGCCGCCGGACACAGAGGACTGGCCGGCTGAGCCGGAGAAGGAATCAATGCTGACCAGCTCCTAGCGGCCCGCGGTATCCTGCTCGGGGTGGTGCTCGGCTCGATGCTGTGGGGCCTGATCGGCGCTGGCGTGTGGTGGTGGTGGTGACTGGCCGCGATAATCGCAGTTATCACGGGCAATGGAATTTCCGGCGCCACGAGTCGGCAAACTTTACACTCGCGCCGCCGGCTGACCGCTAAGCCATTGATTTCGCTGGTGGCACAAAATTTGCACTTGCTAGCCCCAGCGGCTGCGACGGTAGCCGTCAGGGCCACGCCGTTGACGGCATCCGTCTCTGGGACGGCGCGGCCCGCTCCTCTCTCCTTGCAAGGGAACCATACCATGAAACGTCTATTACTCGCCGGCGCCGCCCTTATCGGCATCACCGGCAGCGCTTCCGCCGTGCCGATCGCCGCCGGGTCGGTGCTGAACGTCGTCGGAGCGGCCAACTTCAACGCCACGACCGTGACCAGCTCGACGCCGGCCGGGCTGACCCAGAACACCGGGTCCTTCATGGCGCTGGTGAATTGCCTGAGTTGTGTGACGGTCAACCAGCCGGCGTTCACGTACTCCCCGGCCGTCGGGACCGGCCTGCTGTTCACCGTGTCCGAGTTGTCGTTGATGGCAACGATCACCCTCGATGCTGGCGGCACCAGCACGCCCACGCTGAACGCCTTGACGATCGACGCCCCGGCAACGCTGACGATGACCGGGTTTGACGCGACCCCCGGTAATTTCGTCTGGACGATCAATCAGTTCGGCACGCTGATCGGGTCGTTCTCGGCGACCGCCGAGGCGAGTGCGGTGCCGGAGCCCGCCACGCTGGCGATCCTTGGCACCTCGATCCTCGGCCTGGGGTTGCTGCGCAGCCGCCGCCGCAGGTAGCCTCCACACACGCTCCGGGTGGCTTGCCCGAGAGCGACCCATCAAACCAACTGACCCCGGCCTGCCGGGGTTTTTCTTATCTACTCCTTGCCGCTGAGGCTGGGCAGCGGCGGCAGTGTGGTCTTGCCCGCGTGCGGGATCGGCAACGCCGTTTCCCTGTGGGCCGCCTGCTGCGGCGCCACCGGCCTGGCCATGCTGCGCGGCAGCCGGAGCGCGCGGGCCTTGCTAATGACGGCCTTGGCGGTGCGGCCGATCCGAGCGCCGATCTGCGGCGAGGTGTAGCCCGCCGCGCGCATCTCGATCAGGATCTTCACCTCGTCCGGCGGCCACTCGTCGTTGATGCTTCTCATTTGTCCACCCGCGCTAGGCAGGCGGCGATCACCGGCGTGATCATCCGCTCGCGCGCCTCGTCCCTGCGGTCCAGGAACCACAGGAAACCGGCGAGGAACAGCAGCACTAGCAGCAGCAGCAGCAGGAACTGGGCCGGTAGAGCTGACACCAGACGGTTGCCGACCTGGGCGACCGCACCGACGACGCTGTGCGCCTCCTGCTCGGTCATGCTACCTCAACGACGTAGAACCGTCCGGCATCATCGACCGCAGGACCAGCGCCGTGCTTCTCGCGGATGGTTCTTTCTTGTGCGCCGCCATTGCGCCCGACCCAGGTGTCGAACACGCGGATTGCCCCACGTTCTTCATGGTGGAGAAACAACGCGGCGTGGCTGCTCCCGTCGGTTCGATTGCCGTAGTGATCGCCGTGGAATGTTGCGACAGCTGCGCCGTATGGGAGATCTGGCACGTCCTGCACCCTTGCGCCACGCCGCCAGTGCGCGGTCGGCGGCAGCCCAGTGGCCTCACGAACCATGGGCACGCAGTGTCCGGCCATGCCGACGAGGTGCTCGTGATTGTTTGCTGTGAACGGCATTAGTCATGCCCTATACTGGCGGGTGACGCGGTGCTGATAACGCCGCGCCACCCTGACCACCGATGGTGATGGAGACACCACAAATGGCTGAGCATTCCTATTGTAACTATGCGATCTTTGACAGCCTCGGTGTCGTACGCTGGATCGGTGCTACCAGACAAAGTCTGTACCTGCGGAAGAAACAGCACCGCAGGACAGCGCGTCAGGCGCGATATATCCACCACGATCCTAGTTGGCGGGCTCTGCTGGTAGACGGTGACTTTCAGATGGTCGGCTTCGCCTTCCGATTGACGCGGGAGGAGGCGCTTCGTAACGAGAAGGCGGCTATCTCGGCATTTGGCCGCAAGGATCTTGGCACAGGCCAGCTTTACAATCTGGGCGACGGCGGGTTGGGGCTGCTTAACCCAACGCCAGAATTGCGAGTTGCGAAGCAGAAGGCGATCGCTGGAGAAAATCATGCCACGCTGACCGCCGCGGCAACCGCTACGTGGCGCGGGCGAAAACATACGAGACGAACACTCGCTAAGCAGCGCGCTCACATCAAAACCCCTGAGCACCGTGAAAAGCTTCGACAAGCCACCCTGGCCTACAATGCGAGGAAGGCGGCGGCTGCCACCGAGTGAAGCGACAGCCGCCAGTCATTAGTTAGCGCTTCCGGAGTCGGCGCGATCGGATTAGCCGGCCGTTCGCCGCCCGGCACCGGCTGGTGGCTCGGATAGGCTGGCGCACCGCCCCATACGTCCAGGCTCGGATCGACCACGGTGTAGCCGATCACTTTCAACCCGCCCCCTGCGCTGACCGCGCAGATCGCCACCAGGAATTTCTGCGACGGCAGATCATGCCCCGGCGCCCCAGGTCCAGGATTTACCTGCGGCGGCGGCCCACCCGGAGCGATTGGTGGGGTTGGAAAGCCCGGCCCCTGGCTTGGGCCTGGAGGTGCGCCGCCGCCACTGATCGGGTGTGACGGACGCCCATAGCCCGGCAGGGTGTTGTCCACCACCGGCGGCCAGATCGAGCCGGGCGGCATCGGGTGACCGGGCGGCAGTTGGATCGGCGGCCAGATGCCGACCGGCGGCGGCCAGATGCCGGGCGGCGGCGGCGGCAGCGTGTTGTCGACGAAGGGCGGCGCGCCGCCCCAGATGCCGGGAGGCACGCCGGGCAGCGAATTGTCAGGTCCACCGGGAGCGCCGGTGACAATCAAAGCAGGTGTAGCGACCATGAGCTTGTGCTCTCCATTGGAGTTGGGTGATTGCCATCATTTGCGGGTGGAGAAGGGACGCCGGGGCGATGGCGAACGCCGGCGGTGGTTCGGTTGCCGTAATGCACGCGGTGCATGGCGATTGGGGTGGACTTAGGCGCCCTCTCGTCCTACATTGGAGGACATGAAGGAAGCGGGTTTCACGGTGCGGTTGGAGCCAGAGGTCAGGCAGGCGCTTGAACGTGCCGCGGAGGCCGATGGCCGTTCGACATCCAGCCT